CATCTGTTGAACCAGCAGCGTTTGCTGTTGCCGCAACAATCCATATGATATGACTATCATTTGTCGGATTTTGAGGTACAGTATACCAGCCTGTTGCATTTCCTGCAGTATCTATAACTTGATTAGAAGTAAGAGCTGCAGAGCCTTGGCCACTAGCTACTCCTGTTATCTTTCCTGCATTATTTCCCGACAAGGCAACAACCAAAGTAGGAAAGGTACTATCATTACTTGGGTCATCAGTAGGTGCGTTTATAGAACTCTTATACAGAAAGATAATACCACTACTACCAGCTCCTGCCGTTGCTGTTCCAGACACACCATTTTGGTTTGTTAAAGGAGTAAAGGCAGAAAAGCCTCTACTTTCTTTAATTTTTGTATTCTTTACTTTAAAACTATCTTTTACATGACGAATCCAATAATAAAAAGTCGTATCTGTTAAAATATTTGGAGTTTTGTGAAGATAGTGGCTTTCTGTTGTAGTTGTGTGTAATAACACAGCTCCATTTTCAAAATCAGTATTAGCAGTTTTATGTGAATAACTCGCATTAATATTGTACCATATTTGAGTACTCCACCCTGTTTCTGCTCCACTACCAAAACCAACAGTATTACTCCAAGTTAGTTCAACTGAAGCAGAAGCTCCTGTAGCTGTTAAACCCGAAGGAGGAGAAGGAGAGGCGCTTTCATCGCCTGGGCCCGCTACTGCAGGACGAGCTCCTATATCTTTTTCTTTCGGAGTTACAATATAGCTAGTATTATCGTGCTCGTGTGCAGTAACTTGTACAGAACAATCGGCACGATAAGTTAAGTTAGATATTCTATATTCTTTATCTACCCAACCAAATCTATCGTAAGTTATCTTTATAATAGTTCCAGAAAGAAGTAAAAGACCTTTTGAACCTATTACAAAATTAATCTTTCGATTAAATCGAGACTGATCAAGATACTGCTCTGCGTTCATACGAGCATTAAAATAGTTAGTAACTAAAGGAGTTTTTACATCCTTTTTCTTAGGAATATTTCTATCTTCTTTTAAGTATTCGGACTTGAAAAAACTAACACTTCGAGTATCGTATCGAATATTTGGATCCGAAATACTTACAGATACCGTGTTTGCACTTCCTTTTAAACCTGCATCATCAACTGTAATCGCACCTATGATATCCTCATCCGTAATAATTCGAGGATCAGTATAACTTTTTGAAGTACTCGCAGCCTGAGTACCTGTATAGTTAGCTGTAGTTGTAATCGATTTATTAGTAATTGCAGGAGTAGTACTTTCAACATCTAACTGATATTTTCCACCAACATAACGAAGTATACCATTAAAATGCTCAAGCATTGAATTTACATTATTAAAAACAGGAGCATCTGTTCTAATTAATGCATTTGTTTGGTGGCGTGTTACCTCTCTTTGATCTTGGCTCTGCCAGCCTAAGTATCTCCAATATTTTACATCATCAGAGTCATATATTGAGTAACCGCTTTTCTCATAGCTTCCTCCAGTCCATGATTTAACAACAGGATTTAGCTGTTCTCCTGAATCTGCTTCTGTTGCTCCTCCTGAGCTGACTCCGTGAACAGCAGCAGTAGTACTTGAGCTAGTAGTTCTTTGAATAGTGAGAGAAGCCGCATTACCGCTGCTTGGTTCTGCTATTGTGCCTGCAGATGTTACCAAATAAACCTTATTTCTTGCGTTTACACCTGTACCTACCCGATGATATACAGCATTACCAACATCATAACTTTTCCAATTATGCCACCTATGTACAATTTTTCCAATACAGTTTGTGAATGTTACCTGAACATATCCTGTTCCAGCACTGTTAAGTACCGTTCCGTTGGCATTTTTGCTAACACTTTTTATGGTTCCTTCCCACTGATGGTACGGTGTTCCACTAATGGTGCTTAGATATTCCCATTTATGTGCATTAGATACTGCAGAATTCCATGCGGCATCATCTGCGTACGTGCTGTTTGGGAGAATAAGATTAACATCGGAACGAGTATCACACTGTCGTGCAGCAGCCTTAAAGCTTTCTAAATCAATATCTTTTTCGTCTGTGTCACTTCCAGCAGTATATATCTCTAAACCTCTACCATATCTTCCATTTGTTAAATAATCTAAAAGCTGTATTGCAGGGTTGATTGAAACTTTTGTATCCCCTGCCCCACGAATTTCATACTTATCACCTGTAGTAGGTATAACATCCCAATCAGAGGGTTCTTTTTGTTTAGTATCCGCACCACCAGAAGCATGAGCTTGAATAACGGCTCCGAAAATTAATCTTACAGGTTTGTCGACAGTAATAGTTTTAGTGTCTGTATCTATTGCTGTAATTCTAGTGCCTTCTTCTATGGTTGCAGTAGCTGTACTAACTGCCGAAATAACTTGATCTACAGCAAGATTTGTTATATTTCCTAAAGTAAAAGTTAAAGAGTTTGTAACCTGACTAGTTGATACAAATGTTCCAGTAACTGCACTAGCCTCGGCTGCTACATCTACAAGGTTTCCTACATACGCTATTTTTTCAGTGCCGTCATAGTCTATAATTTCACGAGTTTGTCTATTTTGTACGCCGTCAGCATCGGTTTGTATAAGAGTTATAAATTGACCGTTATAAAAATCATTAGTGCTGCTAGCATTACTAGCTAGTTGAATTGCATTAAGTAAGGCATATGTTGTAATTTTATTTTTATCAACTTGAGTCTCAGCAACATCATTATCTTGTGTATTTCCACTACCATCTGTACTTGGGTTTGCTTGTGATTTTAAAAATTCTGCAACTCTATCAGCGATAGTTTGACCGTTTAGTATAAGGCCGATTGAAAGATTGTTACCGAGTAAAGCTAAAGCTGCTTGAATTTTTGCTGCTAAGTCTGTAAAGTCAACCCCTGTTCCACCACCAGTTCCAGTATTTGCGACTGTAGCATTTCCATCTCCTGAAGTTTCTGTAACAGTTTGATAAAGATTACCTGGAACAGTACCCGAATGAGACTTATAATTCCAAGTTATCATTGGGTATCGAGAGTCACTACTATGGGCGGTTCCTGTTGGAACCATGTAAAACTCTCTTACATCTGTACCCTGTAAGGGATCACTATCAAATCTAAACTTGTGTACAGTTTCTGCTCTTGAATTTAAATACTCTGTTGCATCCATAATTTGGACACCTGTTGCAAGTCTACCATTATTTGCCCCAGAGTTATCAAGCCTATAGAAATCAACAAAATTATTTACTTTAAAAAGAGCCCTCTTATCTGTTATTGTTCCAGAAGAGAAAGTAGGATTTGGATGCTGACGATAAGAGAAATCATAGTTATATTGCTCAATTTCTTTTCCTCGAACAACAAAATCAAGTTCAGGAATTGTTGTATCGCCTTCAGCAATAGTAAACTCTGCTACTACATATGCAGTATCTAGAAGTCTATGATTCTGAGTCCAATAATCTGCTCTTTCATCTGAGTTATTACTTAAATCAGATTGTAATTTAAATCCTGCATTTGCGTTACTTTTTCCTGCTGCTGCAATACGAACAAGAGTATCATCTGCACGTTGATGGCTTCTACCTGCATGAAAAACTAAACGAGAAGATATAGGGTATTTTAAAGTTGTTTGTTTCTGGTGAGTAACACCTGTTGCTGCACCAACATCTGGAGTAGAAGGAGTTAAATTTTGTTGAAAGTAGTAATAATTTAACCAGTTTCCTATTCCACTATACATTCCTCCATTATAATAATCAAAACCTGAAGGAGAGCGCGCCATGCCTCTACCACGAGAATTTCTTACAGAAGCAGCGGAACTTAGAGTGTCCCCTCTATCCATTCTACCTTCACATATTACATCAATTGTTTCTTCGCCTGTCTGTGTTGAGCGAGTATCAGAATCGTTTTTATCAATACAAATACGAGATTGATCATCAACATAAATATCATACAGACCACTTACTTCTCCTTCGCAGATTGCATAAGCAACATATATTTTTTTCGGGTCATTTGCTAAGGAGTCTGCAAAAACAGGAATACTATCAGTTCTTTGAACACCATAAATTACGGGCAGATATTTTGCTTCTAGATTTAGTCTTAAATCAACATCTCTATCTACAGTTACTTGATACTCTTTCATCTTGGTCTTTAAACCAAAAAGTCCAGATTTCTTTAATTTGTACCTAGTTTCTTGAACCTGATAAATTGCAATAATATTAATTGCCTGGTTACCGTGTGCAAAACCGTAGTCAAAAGCATAGTCATCCCTATATAAAGCAGCTATATCTGGTTTACCGTTTGCTCCAAGGGCTCTATGAGAATCATCAACGGTCAAGCGACCATTTACACGTATAAAGTCTCCCCAATGGCTTGTAAGTGTCCAAGTAACTACTGAATTCTTATTTGGATCATCACTTATTTTTGCTTTTGATATAATACCTTTGAATAATAAATAAGGAGAGCCTATAACATTACCATTATCGGGGTCAATATGAGCTTTATAAATAGTAACTTCTCTATTTATGTAGTTATTATATGTAGTGCTAGAGGGATCGTCTAAAACTGCTGTTACTTCATCAGTTTCATATGTAATTGTATAATCAGTTCTATTTGTGGCATTTGCAGGAGTTTGATTAGGTAGTATACAAGAAGCTGTAAAATTATTGTCTTCAAAGCTTGAAATAGTAACACTTAAGTTATTATTACCGTCACCACTAGATACTGTTATTCTGTCTCCTTCTGAAAAACCTAAGTCTAACCAAGTTCCTGAAAAATCCGTATCTACTAGTTTAATGTCACAACCACTAGAAGTTGAGTTAAGTACATTTACTCTATTATTAGGAACTGGAGGAGTAGCACTGGTGTTCTCAGCGCTTGCAGTAAATTTACTTCCTAATGAAATTGCTGAAATTGTAAGACTTACATTACTTACTTTTGCCTCTGTAGTATCTGCAATATTTCCTACAGATAATAGTCTTCCTGCAACATAGGTCTGGGAACCGTTTGCAGTTCCTGCAACACTTTTACTTCCATCATTAAAGCTTATATCAAAAGATGCATCAGTTATATAAGAATAATCACTAGGCTCTTCAGCAATTAGTCCAGAGTCAGTATCAGGTATTCTTTCAAACTTTACTAAATGAGCGTATAGAAAAGGATCCTCTGATAAGATAGAAGCTTGTAAATCTGGATTATCGTCGTACTTTGTATATTGAGTTGTCATAGGTATTCTTCAAGTTTTAAACTAAACTTGTATAAGTTATCGGTGTTTAAAGAGTAAGAACGTACTGCACTTGGCATAATTACTTGAAATAAAGGATTTATAAAAGTTGCAACTGCATTAGTTGCTACATTTTTTGACAAGGGAGGAGAAATTCCTAGTCTCAGCCTTGAATTATTAGAAGGACGAGAATCAGCACTGGCATATGTACCATTAGTTTCAATATGAGTAATCATATATACTTTTTTATGGTTACTATTACTAGAGTCTGCTAAAGTAAAAACTTCTCCTGGTCTTGGAAGACTATTATGCTCGGCGCCTCCCATAACAGTAGGTGTCCAATTGTTGCTTCCAATTACAATGCTTGTGTCTCCTGCAACTCCTGGTAATTGAGTCGTCATAGTGAAAGCATTCCCCCCGTTTATTGAATTATTACTATTTGTAAGTGCCGATATCCAATTCGCATTTTTTGGGTTATTATACTGAGGAAGAGCCACAAAAAAAGATGTCAAAGCGCCCTGCTTTGATTGCAAAAAAGCATCTACAGGACGAAACTCATCTTGTGTCATTGGATGATAGTCTATATCAATATTCCATTTTTGTGCTGCAACTGCTTTCGCCAAAACTCTTCCTGAGTTTGTTCTTGATACCATGACTTTTTGATCAGAAGTAAGTTTTACAGAAGCAAAGCCAGGCCCATGATCTGCACTTGCTGCAGAGTCTGCGGAAGCTGCTCCTGCACCCCAGTAACCAATAGTAAAATCTGGATCAGGCAGTCTATTAGAAAAATTATACCCCGACATTAAGCTCTCCTTGCCACTGGAGCAGTATAGGTAGTTTCATCAAGATCTTCCATAAATTCCTCTCCGTAAGAATTTGCTGCAGTTCTTATCATTCCTATAATATTTCCTTGTTGCTGTGCGAGCACCTCTTCAACGCCTGAAGCATCTATTGCATTAATTGAGAAAGTAACATTTGTGTTTCCACCCATTGCTGCAGCAGTATCATCCGCAGGTACGATTGTTCCTGGTCTCTCAGGCATAAACAATTCTGGTCCCTGCTCTCCAACTACGTATCCCATGTTCCCGCCTGTCGCATAATTTCTTCTTCCACTAAAGGCGGGACGGAAGTTTTCTGGGCCGCCAATTCCTTGGTCTCCTCGGAAGTAGGCAAGCTCTCCTCTCGCTGATTGAGACTTAGATAAATCTGAAGAACTTCTTCTGTTTCCCAATGAGACACTTGTGGGTGCTGAGGGGGATTGTATACCTCCCCCTCCTTGGTATGAGGTTCCAGCGATAACAGCAAGCTGAGCAGCTCCCATTGCAGCGATTATTCCCGCCCACATAACAGCCATTGGAGCAGTTACTAGAGGGTCTTTTATACCTGCTAAAACTCCTCCTATACCTGCGGCGGTAGATGCAATAACGCTTGCCATTTGCAGTTTTTTGTTTCGCTCAAATGCTTTTCGTTGTTCTTGCTCTTTCTTTTTTTCTAAAGACGCTATTTTTGCAAGGCTTTGTTTAGACTTACCATCTCTTTTCTTCTCTGCTTCAATTTCTTTATCGATACCTGCAATTCTATTTTGAGAGGCCGCATTCATTATTGCTGCAACTTGCTGTATGGTTTGTGCAACGGCGGTTCCAATTGCTGCCATTTTTCCCATGCCGTCCCCTGCCGCCTCAAACTTTTCTGCAGCTACAGTCCACGATTCCGCCATTATTAAAGCACCGCTTGATACGGCTGCTATTAATTCACCTTCAGGCCCTAATTTCCTCATATCTTCGATCATAGGTTCCAGCGAATTTCTTATTGCTCCAATTTTTTGTGATGTATGCTCTAAGGCATCTAGGCCTCCTGCCTCCTGTATAGTTTCAATTCTGTCTCCAGTGGTGGCTCCCGTTGCTCCAAGAATTTCAGCTGTACGCTGCTCTTTAGTTTTTTCAGTTCCTTCTGTTATTCCATTAACCACACCATCACGTACTGATTTAGCAAGATTCTTCTGTAATGTTTCTGCGGGACCTCCAGGACCTGAAATATTCATAGCAGCTGCTATACTTTGTCCTATAGCTGAGTCTTCGTATGCTGTTGGAGTAAAAGTTTTATTTGGATCTTTAGCTGCTTGTTCTTTTAAGAATTGTTGTTCTTTTGCATGTATAACTCGCATCTCGGCATCAAGAACTTTTAACTTAGCAAGATTCATTGCAGACTCTAGCTCAATCTTAATTAAAGTCATTTGATATTCATTTTCAGCCGCTAGTTTTCGTCTATCTAATAAATTTAGAGCTTTTGTCTCAGTTGTGGTTCCATCTTTATTGATTTTTAACATAACTTTAGCTTCGCCTTCAGCAGCTTTTAATCTATCTGCTGCATTTAATTCAGAGCTATATCCTCTATTAGGGTCTGCTCTATTTGCGGCTTGTAAGTTACGTTTGTTTTGCTCTTCTTCTAAGTCTAGCATCTTATTTTGAGCACTCATCATTTTACTTGTTATATCTAAAAGGGCTTTTCTGGCTGTTTGCTGACGTTGGAGAATAACGACATTTTCTTTTTCTATAGCTAGGGTTTTTTCTAGCTTACCAGGTAATGCTGCTACAAAAGCATCCCGTTCCGCTTCCATATCTAAAATTTTTGAATTAGTGTGCTCAGCGCCTTCTTGTATTCCTGCAGCTAATCTTTTTAATGTTATATCCTGATTCATTCTGGTTAAGGTTTGATTTGCTATCTCTTGTTCTTTATCAAAAGTTGCCGCAGCTGCACCAGACAAGCCCTCTTTTTGCTTTAATAAAGTTAATTCTGCTTTTAAAGTTGACATTCTTTGTTTATGAGTAATCTGTTGTTGTTTTTCTGTTTCAAAAATTCCTCCAACAGTCTCTAGTTTGTCTTCTAGCGTCGTCAAAAGGGCCTCTTCCATCACCACACTCCCCTTGGCATTTTTTATCTGTTCCTTAGAAATACCTAGTAGTTTTAAAGTATCCTCACCTGCTTTTTCTGCAAAAACTGATAACTTATCAAAAGTTGAAGCAGCATTATCCGTATTTTTAATATAACCGTTTAGCTCTTCAAAACTTGAAACTATATCATCAACATCACTAGTATCTTTTATTTTTGCCAGAAATTTAGTCATAGGTTCGTCTAAACCTTCGATTTCTTTTGCGAGCCCTGCCATTGCAGTATTTGTCTTATTATTATTTTCTGCTACCTGTTTCATGGCGGCATTTAACTGATTTAAAGTTACATTTCCTGCCTCAAGATCTGCCAAGTTTAATCCAGCTTCTTCTAACGCTGTACTCATTACTGCGGAACTTTTTGCTAAATCTTGCACACTCTTTAAAACTTCGCTGTCTTTATTTATTTCATTTCCGCCAATACCTTCTGATGCGTCTAATTCTGCTTGTGCTTTTGCTAGCTTATTATATTCTGAAACTGTTGTAGTCATGATATTATTTAATGCAATATATCTATCTGAAACAGTTTTAATTTTACTTGACTGACCCTCTAAAGCCGACTCAACTTCGGTCAAATTAGTTTTAAGATCGTCAAAAGCAGTACTTGCATTTTCTGCTGCAGCTTGTAATTTGGTTTCTTCCTCGGACTTTAAAGCATCACTAATTGCTTTAAACGCTTCGAATAATAGCATTCCTGCCATAATTGCTAGTCCAATCCAATTTAGAGCAGCCAACAGCCCCGCTCCCATAAAGGCTAGTGCTGCACCTGCGGCTCTGGCCGCTCCTGCCACTACTCCCATGGCTGTTGCCAGCCTACCAAGACCTACCGTGGCCGAAGTACTTGCTACATACAGAGCACCCATATCAACTGTAAGTTGTTTAATTCCTGCTCGTAAACCATTTGTTTGAAGAGTATTTATAGCATTACTTTGAGAATTTCTAATATTAGCCAAATCTAGTGCTAATTTTGCCTTAACTAAGCCTAGATGGTCTTTTTTAGATTGTCGTAAGGATTGTAAAGAAGAAAAAGTTGCTCTACTAAATAACCCTTGACTTTTTATGTTATTGTCCAGACTACGCCTATAGCCTGCCATAGATCTAATAGAGCCATTTAATCCTGACTTCCACTTTTCTGTATTTACATTTCCTTTTGCAAGCTCTTCTTTGAGTTCCATTACTTTTTTAGAGCCTTTTCCTGTTGCTCCAGTGAGTTTTACAAGATCAACTGCTGCTTTCGCACTCTTTCCTGACATTTCTCCCATTTTTCCAATAAGAGCACCTAAAGCAGGTTGAACCATCTTTCCAGCTGTTGAAGCAAATAAAACTAAAGCACCAACAAGCATTGTCTGACTACTAGCTAGTAGTTTAACTACAGGTTCAAGAGCATTATTTATTAAATTTAAAAAAGATTCGGTTAAATTAGTAAAGGTTGCAGCTAGTTGTGTATAAGGATTTACATCTACATCTCCTAAAGCAGAGAACTTTTTCTCTCCTTCTTCAAGAACTGCATTCATAAAAGCTTGCTGTTTTTCAAACCTAGTTAACTCATCAGCACTTTTACCCAAGCCTGCCGCATAAGTAGCCGTAGCATCATCTAGACGAACCATAATTCCTAGTTCATCAAGAAGTTCTGGCTCCATTTTGATGGCACCTCTTGTAATCCTTTGCATCGCATCATTTAAATCACGACCAAGAGCTTGGCTAGCCATTCGGGCAACTTTTCCTAATCTTTCAATTAGACTCGGGTCAAACCCCGCACTGGTAACTTGTGCAGTAGTTCTCATTGCTTCTTCTAAACTTATGGCATTTCCTGTAGCTCTTACAAGATTCTCTGACAGAGAGTTCATAGCAACACCAGTCGCTTGTCCCATTGCTACTAATCCATCTTTTAGTTTCTCTACTTGTGCGGCTCTTGAAAGTGCCCCGAAAGCGGCAGTAAGAGCAAAGATATTAGCGGCTAACGTTGCATAGGCCGCAACCAACCCTGAGCTTCCGCCCATGGTTTGATTCATTTTTGAAAAACCTTTTGCGCTGGAAAGGCCTGCTTGGCCTACTCCTTTTTCTGCTTTGTGAAAACGATTACGACTTTTTGTGGCACGATCAGTAGATCTACTAAGATCATCAGTGCTTTTAGCAGCTGCGCCAGCTTCTTTAGCAACAACTTTTAAGTTACCGTCTTTTTCAACTTTAACTTTAAATGTTATACTATTTGCCACTAGATTTTCTCTTTATCTTATCATATTCCCGCTTTAATTGATCCGCGGATTTTTTGATAGCTCTGGCGTCTAACCATTCAATAATTTCGAGAAGAAAATCTTTGTCTTCTTCTTCTATTCCATAAACCTCCATATATAAATTAAGGTTTGTATAGTCTTTTCCGATGTATCCAATTTCTGGATAAACTCTGTCCCCCAGCCGATTAAATATTTGTAAAGCATCTGCAACAAGATCAGGAAAATCTTCCATACTTGGAGGAATTTTTTCTTCCTCTACAGGCTGCCCCATTTGTTCTTGCATCTCAAAGTACCGCTCTGCGGTCATTCCAGAATCAAGATTTAGGAACAGCTCCTCCAGTCTTTTTAGGCACGTCTCTCTTTGGCTCGCTACGAAAGTTATCGAGATCAAAGACTACCTCATTGAGCCAAGTATCAAATTCTGTTGATTGACTTACTAACACTTCCGCATTTTCTTCTGAATAATCTACTTCTTTATTAGGGTCTTGCCCCTCTATATCAACAAGAATTAAAGTTTCTAAATGCGCCAAAGTAAGGCCTTTCCAATTCTTCACAGTTTTACGTGTAAACTCTGTAACAAATTTTTCGTCATCAAGAACATCTTCTGCCATTCTAGACTTTCGATTAAATTTAGTTGTAGTACACTTTTTTCGTAATCCTGTTAATTCTTTTCGCGAGAGATTTGCTATCTCTACCGAAAACCCGTCGAGTCCAGCGAAATCAATCCACTTCGCTTTGCTGTCGACTACCAGTTTTTTTAGTTCCATAAAATTACATACTCCTATGTCGTTGTGTAAGTTATAACGCTAGATAGCGCTGTTGGGTTTTGTGTCATTCTCCAATTATATTCTTCTCGAAAAACATTTGGAGTTGACATTCTGTTCGTAAATGAACAATTCGTAATATTAAAATCTATTCCTACTATTTCTGAAGTAGCTGTTAATGCTGACGTACCTGCTGCTGTAACTAGGGGGCTACCTCCATTAAATACTACTGTTGGGTTTGATGTATACCCTCTTCCTGCTGCAGTAATTGTTACTGATTGTACTGCTCCACTACTAAGTACCGTCGTTCCTGCTCCTCCTGTACCACCTGCTCCTGTGAAACTAACTGTGGGTGCGGATGAATATCCAGTACCTCCGCTTGTAACTGTAACACTGGCTATGCCTTTTCCTACGTCTTTTCCTACCCTTAACCTTAAGCTTGTGTTACTGTTCCAAGTAAGTACACTTGTAGACTCGTCGTCTAAATACTTACTAATTGTGCCTGAAAGAACTTTTGTTCCTACAGTAAAGTTTGTTGGATATTGAGATGTTGCAGCATTTGTAGCTGTAGTAGCTCCTTGTACCGTATTATAATTATTCCAATTTATATCATTCTGAAGCGATACGGTCATTCCAACAATGCTTTTTGAAACATCATCAGACCCAAGAGTAAGAGTGGGGAGATCAGGCACTATATAAGTGGTAGTAGTGGTACCAGCTGTTTGTAGCGTGCCTGGTATAGCCCCACTATGTTTTGATAGCTTAGATGCCTCACCAGAAATACTTAATCTCAGGGGTCTTGATTTATTAATCTCGAACGTCCCATCTTGAATAACGCACTTTTCTAGTTTCCAGACATCATCAGACTCAGTTGAAATGTATAAGTCAAAAGTTGTAGAATCTAGTAATCTATCAAATACAACTTTGTGTCTTTCTTCTTGTAGCAGAGGAGTATTAAAACTGAACTCTGCTGGATTTGCTCTATTAATTACAGAACCTTCAAAACTACTTTGGTTGTGTAACGTTTTTACAGGATAGCTTGTTTCTTGAAAAGTTTGCCCAAAGTCAATTTGATTTACATCTATCCTGTACTTTTTGCTGTCATGTACAAGAAAAAGTTTAACTTCCTTTTTAAAATTGAAACTAGGCATTTCTTCTCTTCAATATAAGAAGGGGGCCAAAAAGACCCCCTAATCTTTACCCTATATTATATTTCAAAACACCAATAATGTCAAGAATTATTTTTTAGGGGTTATTATACTCCGATGTATTTAAGCGTTACTTCGTCACCCTCGCTAACACCTGTGCCCAGACCGTGGAAGTTAGTTTCCAAAGAAATCACATCCTCGATAGAGTGGCTAGGTATTTCCAAGTGTGCAGTCGGCATAATAATCTGGAAGCGAGGCTTCGTAGTATCCGTTCCGCCCACCGCAAGTGTAATAGCAAACTTGTTAATAACTGTATTAACATCCGATACCAGATCAGCAAACAAGTCACGACTTCTGTTAGTGGCTGCGTCAGAGCTAGCTAAGTAGCATGTGAGGCTTCCAGTAACTGATCGTGTTCCTGTAACGTGCTCGATTGGTTGGTTAACCTTACCGAGTTCTTCAGGAGTCAAGTAACTAATATTGTTACTAATAGTTACGTTTCCACCCGTAATTGCCACAGAGTAGTCAGTTTCATAGCTATCAGAAGATCCTGCTGAGTTCGTAAACGTTGTAGCTGCTTTAAAAGCAGTCTCAGGAGCTAACGTTAAGTTAGTCAGTCGATTACGTATAAAGTTTCCAGTATCTGTTGATCCTTCGTCTATAACTGCATACCAGCTACCTGCTGCATTTGTAGCAGAAGTTGATATATAAAACTTATCGCTATCATTTGTATCAATCCAGATTGCTCCTGCCGCTCCTGGGTTAGGAAAGGTATCCTGAGCTGTAAATTGCCCTGCGTTAAGCCCTGTTGGAACTTCTTGAATCTGTCCTGCCATTCCTGACCAGTTAACCGTTGCAATACCATCAATATCAAAGTCAATGGATGCTTCGTTAATTACAGCATCTTTGAGTTTGTAAAGTAGTCTTCCATCAGAACGATCACTAAATACAAAGTATAAGTTAAACGTTCCGAGTGACGCACGGCTAGAGTCAAAGAAGTTAATATCTAAGTCTGTGGCATCGGAAGTAAAGGACTCTGAAGTTGCAGTAAGAACTAAAGCGTCCCCACTACCATCACCACCCATCAGCTCGTCACCAATAGTAATGCTTTGTCCAGTTTCAAACTTAGTTCCTCTTTCTGTAATTGTTGCAACTGCAGTACCGCTAGAAACCACTACTTTTATAACTGCGTTTGTTCCACCTTGTTGAGTACCTCCTGTTACTGTTGCGCTTGCATCAGCATCAGCACCTACAGTAGGAATAGCAATATTATATGTTCCATCTGTTCTATCTCCAGAGTCTGCATCAGTTTCACCACTTGCGATCGCTATTGAAGAGAGTGCACCACCAGTCGCTCCATGCTTAAATTTACCAGTGCTTGGTACATAAACATTTTGTCCAGCCATTGCAACCCAAAGAGCTTCTTCTACTGCATGATGATGGTTTGCAGTACTATCTGCTTTACCATTTGTATTGCTTTTTGATCCTGTTGATTTAAAAGGACGTATGTAAGTTGAGAAAGAGAATTCAGCAGCAGACAGAGAGTCAGTAAACATTTTACGTCCTCTTCGTGATCTACCAGAAGCATCCTCCATTTCATTCAACGTTATCTCTGATGCATTTGTTGCTTGAGAGAAACTAAATCCGTCAAGCACAGGAATAGACCAGAAATATCCGTCTTTTTCCATGTAGAGCCGCGAGTCTCTACTAAAATGTAAATATTCGGCCATAGTTATTATCTCCTATGAACTTGAAAAGACTGATCGTGAATTTTTATTCGTGTCAGAATTTTCTTAATAACGAACCTCTATAAGCATTTCGCCTACTCCTAAAGGCTCGAGTACACCTTCGTCAGTGTCAATACTGATTACGGTAATCTGTTGAGTGAAAAATGTATTATTCATTTTATCTGTGTACGACAATCTTGAGTTATCTTCAATAACTGTCTCTACATCCTCCATTAACTCATTTAGTGCTTCTTGTGCATCTTCTTCCTGCACATAACAACGAATTGTTACAGATAAAAATCTGTCTCTTACACCCGCTGTTTGATACTCTCTTGTCTCGCTCCCAGCATTTAAGTGAAGAGCAGGGAATTCATCTACTTCATCCCAAAATTTAAGAGTTGGGTGTACATTTTCACCCACATCTGTTAGAAAAGCTCCTTGACCGTTTATCGTTTTTAACTTCTCTACAAGAGCATCTACAATACGCTTTCTTCTTGATGCATATGTTCTTGCGGTCATTACTGTCTCCTAGTGTATATTCTGCCTAAACCGAATCCTATTACAATTTCTCGTATTGACTGATCTATTAGAGGCCTAGGATCTCTTTCTGGGTCTGCAAAGCGAGTTCCGCTTGTACTTTCATAAGGCCCATACCTTTCTTTCATATATGTATAGCCAATACTTGGAAACCCCTGAGCTGTCTGTGTTACATCTGTAGCTCTTACACTTTGCGCAAATCGTCCTGTTCTATTTTCAAGTCTGGGTGATCCCATATTTCTTGCGACTACAGTTGGCAATTGACCGTTTAAAACACCTAATATATTTGCTAAAGCCATTCTTGGTCGTTGGGGCTTTCTTTCTTTTTTTCTTCTACCCACTGTTATAGCAAGTTTGCCTTTTAAATCAATCCCAGAACTTTTTTTAGTTTTTACTTTTCCTAAAGTTTCTGTTTGCTTTGATTTTTGCGCCCTTTTAATTTTTGTATTTTCAGTAGTTACTTTTACGTTTTTAAGACGTTTAAAATCTTTTGCAACTTCTTTAATAATTAATTTTCTGTTTCTTTCCTCTATTGAGTCAGAGCTTTTTATTTTTCCAAGATCAATTTTTTCAATAGTTTTATTACAAGCAGCTATAAACTCATTTTTTAAATTTTTAACAGTAACACCTTCTCTAGCGTTTCCTGCTCTGTCTTCTAATTGAATTACAAATCCTTCACCGTCGTCGGCTCTTATAACAGATAAATTAAATCCTAATTTTTTAAGTCTAGTTTGTAAGGCTCTAGAGCTTTTAATTCCGCTCTTTGCTAGTTCGTCTTTATTTGCTTCGAATGCTTGATCCCAACATTGTTTTAATGATGTTTCTGCTATACCTGCACCGTGCTCGTGACCTGCTTCAACAACACTTCCAAATTCTTTAGCTAAACCTTTATCCGCTTTATCTCTAAAACCTTTTGTTCTTTCTTTTCCTGTTTTTTCGCTTCTATATGAACCCCTTCCTGCAAAGTAATCCTGAAGCTCTTGAAACATAGCATTCATAGATGTATAATAAGATGATTTAACCTTTTGAAATACATCATCATCGTGTGGAACAACTATTCCTTTTTCACGTAAGTATTCCATTCTTGGGCTTAGTTTTAAATCAACATCTGTTGAAGTAGTAAACTCAAAAACTACTCCACCCTTTCCTAGCCCTTTTCCGCCTAATGCTTTTATTTCTTCTGTAAGAATTTTTCCGTACTTAAAGCATCGCCTATTCATAAATTCTTTGTCTTTTTTAGTTAGCTTCCACCCATCTGATTGGTACACTTTTTGAGCTTTTAACAAAGTATTATATAACTGTGTTGGAGTAAACTTAAATGTATGAGGCTCTAAATTTAACGTCTGTCTTAAAATACCAGAACTTGGTAATTCATTAATTGTTTCTACTAAATCTCCTAAAAATAATTTTAACCCAGAAGCTGACATTAAAAGTTCTTATATAAGTCTAAGACTCTCTTAATGTGGTCTGGAAAAGCAACATTATCTCGTTGTGAAGAACTTGAAGCATTTTGTATACTAGCTCCCTGTATTGTTCTTCGCTCTTTGTGTTCGTCTTTCAAGTAGTAAGTAATTAAATCAACTACCGCAAGTTCTAAATCTTTTGGTGTTGCACTGTATCCTGCGGTATAAACTACTTTAACAGCACCAACTCCTCGAGGCCAGTTTTGGTAGCTTCCAGAGTTAGTTCTAAGAATACTATCTGTTGTAGTATCTAAGTAATATTCATGTGCGCCTGTAGTAAGTGTAGTATAAGACGTAGAATATGACTGACGTTCTTGCACACTTACAATTGCATTCACAGGGCTTTCAGTTAGTTGTACTACATGAGTACCCCAATCAATATTAAACTCTTCCGTTTTATTTGAAGAGTAAAAATCTACAATACTGTTACCACAATAAGTTTTTACTAATTGACTCACAGAAGGAATTAACGCATTAATTCTCAAGTCCTCTTTTGGAGTACTCAAGCCCTCTGCTTCTTTATAACTTGCTAATGTAATTAAATCCGCCATAAGTAAATTAGTAAAAACTTGGGGGAGGAGAACCTCCCCCAGTTTATTAAGCTAATATTAAGCTTGATAAATCAGCTTAACTGAAGGACGGTTACCTGCAAAGCCTGCAACCAGCTCTTCAAAGCCAAGAGCTTGTGAAGCAATAAGCGCTGTACGCTGCTCCTTCACAATGTAGTCAGTCTCAATGTTAACGCCTCTGAGTCGAGGAATAACATAGTTGTTGACATTAACAGCAACAGCTGCAGTACCAACAGGACTAGAACCGCTTCGAGTGATCAGGTCACTGGCGACTACGGGGCTTCCGTATACTTCACCAACGATACCTTGTACTCTTGCAGCAAGCTCAGGAGTAACTTCATTTGCTTTCGCAAAATCGTCATCTTGCAACAACTCGTAGTAACCTGACATATTAACGATATACGCTACTTCTGCAGGGTCGAGTCCGTACTTGCCCATATTACCACGTGCTTTGATAAGCATATCTGTGGTGAGCTTGTCTGCATCACTAATGTCTAGCTCACCAGCAGCAGTTAAGAAAAGGCCTGAACCTACACCAGATTCTGCAAGACCAGTGTTACCGTTTTCAGTTCCATTTGCGGAAGTGAAACCAGTAATAGTGCCATTACCAAGCATGATGGCTGACTCCATAGCGCGAGCGTGTGCTCGTGCAAGTGCTGAAGTAATCATGGGAAGCATGTTTACAACAGTCTGCTCATCGGTGTCATTGGTAATAAAGCTACCAGATACCAATCGATAAGCTCTGAGCACTTTCTGCTCTACGTTGAAAGCATCAGATGCTGCACCAGCATTGTTGAAATTACTTTCTACAATGTTTGTGGTTGCATCAAGACCAGTAGTCGCCCACTGTGCATTAGTTGCATCAGGAACGATAGGCATAACGGTTGCTCCGCTATCTACAGGTATTTCTCGGAAAAGGCCTGCAACCTTAGTGTACATACGTACTTCTTCCTCGAAAGTGTTGCTGATGAGAGTATCTAGCTTAACGCTAGGAGTAATTGCAGTTACACCAACGGTCTTCTCACGAAGATCCTTCATGTATTCTGTGTCGTCACCCTTTCGAGTTATAAGACCAAGAATTTTTGCATTTAAAAACTCTTTGCCATACGACTCAAGAGTCTTAGAACGATCAGAGAAATCACGCTTACTGTTACGCATAGCTTCAAGCTCCTCTGCTTTTTCCTTGAGTTGAGCCTCATATTTTGCAGTTACTTCTGCAATTTGGTCAACTGTGGCTTTCTCCATGTCTTCTTTTATATCAGACATGAGTTTTTCAGCACCCGACTCAATACCAGTTTGGATTTGAGTCTTAACTTTTTCTGCTTCAGCAGCCTTAGCGGCTTCTGCTTCAGCAGCCTCTTTTGCTACGGCTTCCGCAGCAGCTTTCTCCTCGGCCTGCTTCATTGCTATTTTAGCAGCAGTTTCCTCTGCTACTTTTTTCGCAAAAGCTTCCAGGTCGACTTCAGGAGTTTTTGTTTCTTCAGACATATCTGTCTCCATTGAAGAGGAATCTTCCTCGCTTTTAAAAGTTTTCTTAAAGTCCTCATAATCCTGCTCAGAATCGAATGACTTTGCCAGAGAAAAGGTCGCTGCTTGGTTACAAGGTACAGATACAACTGATACCTCAAACAACTCAGCATCCTTAATCTTTAATCCATCGGTTTCCTCTAGGTAATCAGCATCCTTGATTCGAAAACCGACAGAAAAAGCTCCAAGGATACCTTCTTTAACCAGTTGAGATACTGAATCGGGAGCAGATTTAGAGATTTTTGCTTTCATCTCTAGCCCGTCATTAGTAACTTTCATTTGGGTTGCACGCCCAATTGGTTTATTATAATCATGATTAAAAAGAATTATAGGATTTTTCTCAAAACTTTTTAATCCACCCTTTGACCAAGCTTCGGGCACAATTGTATCTCCCGCTCTGTCAAAATCTTTCGTGCTTGCCATTCCAGTAATGCAAACACTACCGTCATCGTCTTCAAAAGATTTAAAGGTTGATGTTAAATTAAAAACTTTATCCATCTTCTTCTCCTTCAGATGGCCTGCCCCCGTCATCGGGGTTTGAAGCAGAACCTGCAATGTTGGCAGGAACTCGAAGATCGTCATATCCTTCTACAGCTTCAAATCCTAAAGCGTCTCGCGCTTCGTTTGGCGTTATTATTCCTGCATTTACAAGGGCAGAATAATATTGAGATTGATCACGTAATTCTGGTTGTAAGGCTGGAATGTTTGTTACGTCTTCCACTATTGAAAATCCAAAAAATCTAGAGTATGCGAAATTTAGTTTTCGTACTATTGGAAGAATCGTTTCAAGATAATACATCCGCATATTTGGTCGAATATTTGCATTATTTCCTGAGTCTAGCAGTATAGGTGGAACTCCTATCGCTTTTAAAATAATCTTTTCATTTTCTGCGATAGCTGGCTGGAAGTCTAATTCTTTAAAGTTAACATTCGAGATCGAGTCAACTTCTATTCCACCATCTAATATAAGAGGCCTTCTTCCACCTGCATCGGGTCTATACCTAATTGACCACGATTGAATCATTCTTTCTTTTATTTTTTCTGAGAGTGTATTTGGAGACTTTAGTACTAATCCTGGTACGGCTCCGTTCTTAAAAAAGTTATCTTGAAACTGCCTCATGTTTGCAGTAAGTTGCATAGTGCGTACTGCAGGCTTTAATCTGGATGTCCCCCTAAATATAGAATAAAAGGCATTTTCTTTTACGTGTATGATTTCTGCAGGAGCGTAGTCTACATCATTGTAAGTATATTTTTCAACAAAAGTTTTAGAGTCTCCGTGAATTGTTACTTTATCTGCAGGAAGATGGTATAAGTGAGCACCATCGTAATAAATAAAAATATTTCCGTCAAGTAAAAAGTCAGTTATTAAGTTACGTTTAAAAGCACTAACATCCTGAAAAGGATTGGGTTCTCTATTCAGTAGAAGAGATACTCTTGATTTTTTAATTCCTTTTACTGAAGCATGATGCCCTGCAGCAGCTCCAACCGTGTGAGGAATTTCTGATACATCGTCTACAACGATATTTACTCCACGGTTTACAATCTCAAGAGTTTCATAGTATGTTTCATAATTCTGAGTATATTCACGAGACGTTTCGGTAGCTTGACCTAGATACTGCTGAATTGGATTCAGCTTCTCCACATCTTCTTCTCTTCTCAAGAATATGTCATACCATGCCATGTTTTTCTCTTTGTATCTCTACCCAACGCTTTTGCTTATGCACTGTGCCTAAGCCAGGATCTCTTCCGTATACTTTATGTAATTGTCTGTGATGATTATGGCATAGAGTAACAGTATGTACATATAATTCGTCGTGGTGTTGCTCTATAAAGTCTTCTCTTATCGCCAGAATGTACTTTGGGTCTAAGTTATTTTCTCGTAACCACTTATGCACTAAAGGTGCTAAGGTGTAATAATGGTGAAAATCAAGTTGAGTCTCTGCCCCGCAAATATAGCACTTTGAATCCTTTTGGTACTTATTCTTCGCTTTATCTCGGATATATTTTACTATATCTCGTTTGAGTTCGGCCATCGGGTTTTTGATTTTCTAATTTTCAGTAAGAGAATTATATCTAGTTTGAGGTACTATGTCAATAACTATTTTTGACTAGGTATCCTAAAAACTTGTTGCTGAAGTCTCAAATGAGTATAATGCATACCGTAACGCATCGGCCATGTGCGATGCGTAATTGTGTTTCGGTTTCTCTTTCATTAGGTTAGGATTGGAGTCCCACTGGTATTGATCTAACGCTGAAAGAGATTCTTTACAGGTTTGTTCAACAAGTAATTTATCATTGTCTACTATTCCTGCAACGTGTGCTATACCGTCGAGAACGGATTTTTTTGCGTTAATTGTTGATATATCATAATTCTGAGCGAAGTCAAAACGGGTCTGCTGTGCAGCAGAATCAATATAAATATAGTCAATATCCCATTTATCAATCATAGTTTGTATTTGCTTTGCATGAGTTTCTGTAGTCTGTTCTGCATCTAAGTACTCATCCAGTAGGTAAAACTTTTCTTCGTCCCAATCGTATCCTATTACACAGAAAGCAGTAGGATCTCTGTATCCTACATCCAGCCCTGCAAATACGTCCATTTTGGATGTATCGATCTCGTCGAAGTTTTGGATGCAGTCTTCGTGATTAAAGTTCCAAATCTGACCTTCGTATGTGTTAAAGTCTGCTTCGTACTCTTGTCGAAATTCGGCCTCGGACATAGATTTTCTAGCTTCCGCAATATCCATTTCAGACATACGAGGATTATCTTTATAAGTAGCGCGAATAGACGCCCATTCTTTAAATTCATCTGTAAACCCCCTGTAGAAAAAATCTGAAAACCAGTTGTTCTTTCCTCTTGGTGTGCTTATGAATATTGCTTTTGAATTGTCTTTATCAAGTGTGGGTCGGAGGGCAACATTGAATGCGTCCCTGCCATCGGCCAAAGCAGCCTCATCGAAAATGATAAGATCGTAGCTACGACCAACACAACTGTCAACCTGATTAACGCTTCCCATTCGAATTGTGGATCCATTTGTTAGTTCAATAACCTTATCTTTTGCATTGTCTTTTGCTACTTCTAAGTCAAAGTGCTTTATCAGATTTCTTTGTAAATCAAAAGAAATCTGAGACAAGGCATAGTTGGGGGACATTATGAGTATGTTAGAGTTGGGCACTAATGATACCAGCTGCCCGATTATATTTGCGATGTAGGTTTTACCCTGCCTTCTCGAAACTGCCGCACACACAAAACGGTATTTCGGGTTATTTATCGCGTTGATAATCGCCACCTGACTAGCAAGTGGCGTCACGCCGAGTAGCTCCAAATATGGGTCTACTGGTAATTTAAGAAACCTTGTCTCAGATTGTAAGTCTAATAGTTGGTCTGACGTTACGTCTTTCCTACTAATTTCAATTGCCATATTAACCTCTAATGGTCAGTTTTTCCTTTACTAGTTCCAGCATACAGACCAAACCATGCAGCTCCAGCACCTACTATAATTGAAATAAGTCCTGATTGCTCTAAGCTAGGCTCTGGTAACGCCATGAACCACATTGTGCTGTAGTACAGTAAGAAAATATAAACACTTAAAAACAAGCGTGGAAAGATTCTCCAACTATCTACAGCTTGTGCCATAAATATAAATTTTTGCCAAGGGTTACGAGTATCTTGGTCTTCAAGCTCTCGTATCCTGTCCTTTAGCTTGGATTGTTCTTGGAGCAGCTCCATAAACTTACTGAGGTCTAGTTCTACCTCGTTACGGGACATGTCTCCTTGAAATCTATCCAGATCTGCCATTTAACTCTCCTTTCTTGCTTTGCTCTTTTTTGAGCTACCACTTGACTTTGTTGGCCCAATAGGCCGCGCTCATTTTACCTCTTGCAATATTCTTTCTATGCCGAGCTTTGAATGAGGCTCGTTTCTTCTTCATACGATCACTTTCGCCTTTCTTCGGTTTGCCTGCGGTTTTAGCACCTTGCTGGCCAAAACGAATAGTCTTTACTTTATGCCCCACTCTAGCCACAACTATATGTGACTTCTTTGGATGCTTAGGCGTGCGCTTAGGCTTATTATAGCCTCTAACGCCTGCTCTTTTTAGTAGACTTTTTCCGCGTTTTGCGTGAGCCATCTGATTTTCCTAGCGCTATTCGTTGTTTGATTAGCGATCTTGGGACAGTCTTTCCCGCTTTATACAACTTTGCTATTCTTTTTATTACAGAAGCAAGTCGTGTACGTTTTGAACCTTTTGTTCCTCCTAAGTACTTCTTCGGTACTTTGCTTTTCTTATCTTTTGGTACTCTTTTTCTTGGCACGTGACTTTCTCTTTATATCATTATCCTGTGAGTGACCGCCTCTCATGAAAGAGTTTACACGACCAAAAGCCCACTGTGACATTGATACACCTGGACGAGACCCAGAACTTAAAAAGGCACCTTGTCCTCGTCTATATACTCTTGCAAGCTGTCCATATGTATACTTTTTAGATTTTTTAGCTTTTGCTTTTAAAGTCTTTTGTACACTTGCACTTAAAGGTTTCGCTTTTCGTCTAGTACCGCCTTTTTTTCTTACGGGTTTTCGTTTTTTTCTTACCGCCACGTTTTTTCCTCTTCATGGCAGAATCTTTCATAAGTTTGCCGCCTGGCATAAAATGGAAGCCTTTTGGAGCTTTCTTTCCTCTATAGGTTTTTCTCATACCCTTATTTACCCTTGAGGCTACTTTTGTAAGTAGCCCGCTTTTCATAAGTTTATCAAAACGTTTTAAAAGTTTACTAAGACCGTTTTTTCTTACCACGCTTTTTCTTCTTTTTAGGGTATCCTACACCTTTTGGCATTACCCTTCTCCACAGCTACAAGGATTGCATTTACAAACTTCACACATATTTTTCTCCCTTATACTCGGAATAATGCAATTATTAACCACAGTATTCCCATTCCAAAAATCCAAATAACTCCGCCCATCATTGCCCAGTTTATATACTTTTGTATTTCTTTACGTTGTCTCCGTAACCGAGCTACTTCTTTTTCATGCGC